ACTTTGCTATCAAGTGTTCCCAGATCATAGCAGATACGGCCGTTTCGATTATGAAGGCGTACGCGGACCTCGGGCCGATCGCCGGAACCGTTGCTGCAGTAATGCTTGCGGCTACCGGTGTGGCCCAGCTTGCATCGGCCAAAGCAGAACGGGACAGGATTAAAAACATGTCCTTGAAAAACACTACCGGCAGCAAGACTGCCACGGCTGAACGTGTTGTTTCCGGTTCTTCTGGAAGCGGGTATTATGAAGGCGGTTACACCGGTTCCGGTGGACGTTATGAAGTGGCCGGCGTAGTTCATAAGGGGGAATATGTGGTACCACAACCGGAAATGAATAATCCTAAAGTAATCGACGCCGTTAGTACTATCGAAGCGATCAGGCGGCAACGTACCAATGCCAACCCGTTGCCACAGAATCCGGGTGAATATGCGGAAGGCGGTTACGTCACTTCCCCTGCAGGTGATTCTTCCTACCGGGAGTTCCTGGAAGCAGCAAAGGAGCTTCGCGCCTCCTGTGAGGCTATCAAATTGATAAAGGCCTATATCGTTTATCAGGATTTGGAGAAGGCCAAAGAAACTATAGATAACGCCCGCGACACCTTTACACGCGGAAAATAAGTAATCATTATGCTAAAGATAAAGACGAACAAAGGTTATCTGGATTTAGGGGGAGACTTTACCGTACAGATTGATGAAAAATCCCCTGTCATGAACGACCGGGGATCGCAAACCGTACCGGTTACGGTTCCATGTACCGGCAACAATGCTAAAATAACCGGTTTTGCTCACCGTCTCGACATGGGTATAAAGCCGATGAATGAAGATCAGGCATGTACGGTATTGGACGGAGCATATAAACGTACCGGGAAGATAAATATTGTTTCCGCCGGTAAAAAAGAAGGTATTACCCTTAACATCGGCTTTGACAATTCGGAAGCCTACAGCGCATGGAAAGCAAAAAAATTAAATGCTATTACATTACCAGTGAAGGAGTATAGCAGCGTTAATTCTCTTTGCGCACATTTGCAACAAGTTTTAGGAGGTTATCAGACTGATTATGCCGTATTTCAGATTATGACCGGTAACGATTCGAAAGATAATCAGTTTTACCCTAAATACTTGAACTATATCACACCTGTATCAGAAGGAAGCAAAGTTTATCGGTTACGTTATCAAGCAAGAACAGAAACTTTTTTAGTAAATGGAACTCCGACTGCAGTAACACTTCCGGAAGGTTACGGCGTGACAGCCTTTTTATATGTATGGCGTGTACTGGAACTTGTTTTTTCCGAATTTGGATATACAATAATGGAAAATCCTTTTAAAACAGATAAACAACTTTATAACTTGGTAATCCTGAATAATGCGGCCGACTGTTGTGTTAAAGGAAAACTTTCTTACGCGGATTTGATGCCGGATTGTACGGTCGAGGACTTTTTAAACGCCCTTTATGTGCGTTTCGGACTGGTTTATAATGTTTCTTCCGATACGAAAACGGCCACTTTAAGACTGATCCGGGATATTGTGGATGATGTTCCGGACATTGATTTATCCCGTAGCCTGACAGACGAACCTTTAATAACTTATGAAACGGCCCGGCAAATGAAGTTATCGGCCAAAACTTCCTTTACCGGTGCGGCCCCCTCTGTTGAAAGACTTGAAGATTACTTGAAAGATCAGAAAGTCGCAAGGTTAACTAAAGTTGATGTATCTAAAAGGGTGATACATCTAAATTATGAGGAAACAACAGGACGGTGGTTTAAATGGGATGAAGATAATAACCGCCTTACTTATTCTTCATCGAGTTTCTTTTCCTGGGATCGGAAAACCGACAATATCGAAGATAACGAATTAACCAGCGACGACGAATGCGTTCCAATGGATTTTGCCCCGAATGATATTCTTTCCCCTCAATATCTTGCTGATTACGTGCACCGTTACACGTATCTTAAAACTTCCTCTAATAATAACGATGAAGACTCGGAGAAGGTGGAAACACCGTTATCCTTCGTGTTTGCGTTTACGTCTTCCCAAAATAGTAAATATCCTTTCGGTTCTGTGTTACCTTACACCTCTGACGCCGAAGAGGTTATATTAAGAGACGGAAGCAAGCATACAATGTCGCTATTTTTTCAATATGATAATGGCCTGTTTTTTAACTTCTGGAGGAAATACGACGCTATATTAAGACATTCATTCAATAAGATAGAGGCAAACGTTTTGTTACCGGTTCACCGGCTTACGGGTATGGATATCTTAACACCGGTAATACTTCGAGGACAATATTTACTTTTTGACGGGCTTTCTTATTCTCTTCCGGCAAATAAGATTGTACCCGTTGATCTGACATTAAGAACACTCCGGTTGATTGGTCCGTACGATTTGGATAAGGAACAGGAAACACCCGTTTTTGGTTCCAGGCTTTTTACGTGGGAATTTATAAGTTCAAATATAGAAACAGCCAAAGAAAATGAAAGGAACAGGATTTTACAACAGGCGAGGGATGAATGGAACAAAAGGCCGACCGCTGTGAACGAAATGAAATCAATAACTTACTCGCTTGACGGATATACAACTCGTAATGATGATAAATACTTGGTTGAAAACTATCCCCAGGAAGCGGGAATTACATTACAAAGGAACTATAAATGTAAAGCGACAGCAATAATAAGTATTTACTACGAGCCTGGAAGTTTTACTCCCGGTACATATCGGGATGTTACGTATGAATCCGAATTTGAATATACAGATACTTTTGTTTCTGTTGTCTATTCCGGTTAATCCCGTCCTTTATTCTTCCTTTGATAAACCCAACTTTTGCACCATGGAAAAGCAGAATAACATCATCCTTGCCCCGTCTTCTTCACAGGTGACGGAGCTTTATAAGCTTTGGAGGGAAAACCATGAGGGGCGGCTCTCGGACTTTTACAAGTTCCTGACGTCTCCCACGGATCAGCGCGACCGTTTCCTCTCCGGGCTTGAAAATAAGAGTGAGTTTAACGGAATATTCATCGTTAACACCTTTGAATTATGAGTTTGACAGCAAGCATCGACCCGACGGAAAACGCCTTTACCAGAAATCCAGTCTATCTTTCGGTAGAAACTACTTCTATGGCGACTTACAATATAATGTATTTCGTGAACTTTGAATTTATGCGTTCCATATTTACCGGTAACGGTAATGGAAGTTTCAAGGTGAATATCGCGGAGGTCCTGGAAACGCTTTTTGTTGATATTCCCCCGTTAACGGACAGTTCCGAGATGTTGATAAGCCTTTCCGATAAACGGTATAACAAGGCGGTCGTCACGATCACCCTTCAAAATGAGGAGGAAGAAACGGCCACTTTGGTTGTTACTGCCTGGCGTGGCGGTATATCCAAACGGGCTTTTAAGAAATTGCATGAAGAAGGTAATAACATCTTTTCTTTGAAGTTCTTGAATGAATCCTGCAATTTCTTCTTTACCACCCGGAGCAATGACTGGCGTATAACGATGCGCGAGACGGAACTTTACCCGCTCTGTTTCATCTATCCGGAGCACGAGCTGAAAATAACGGAACTTCTTACCGGACAAAGCCTTGCAGTACCAGGCACGGCAGGGAATTTCTACGCCTTGAACCTGGAGGCCGTAAGACTTAAATTCTTTACCGATTACGGGGTACTGGCCAACCTTTTTGACGTGTATAGCGGTGAAACGTTCGCTCTCCGGATCGGGATCGAGCAAAGCCCGACGGTCCGCGAGCGTTACCGGCTCCGGTTCCTGAACAGTTACGGGGTTTACGAGGTGTTTTCCCTGGAAGGCGAGGCGAGCGTAACTCCCGGCATGGATGAAGACGAAGACGCTGTTTTCCGGCGTTACGATGAAATTACCGATGATTATTATTCGGATCGCATACGTACGGAGATACAGGAAGCCGTAACGGTTAAGACGGGATTCAAACGCCCGCAGGAAATACGCTTTCTTCTTGACCTGCTTTCCTCCGATGATGTCTACCTGGCAGGTTACGGCCGGGAAGAGATCAAGGTAATTCCTTCGGCGGAAGAGTTTTCTTACCGTGTCCGTCCGGACGCGCCGCAGAACGTGACGTTAAAGCTCACGTTTGCCGAGAAGGAGTCCAACTGGACGGGAGAAATCACGGAAAGCGGCTACCGGAAACCGCGGGTTCATTCCAAAGAGTTCAGTAAACAATTTAATTAATGTATCTATATGGCAACACAGGAGTATATCGATGATCTTATTATAGTCATTGAAACCGCGGAGGACGCGGAAAGCGTTACCAACCAAATGGTGGCGGCGGTTCTTGGCTTCTTGAACGAACACCTGAAACTGGTTTCCCAGGGTAAGGAAATCGAGGCGGAGGAAGCCGCCCGCATTGCCGCCGATGCAGCCTTGCAGAAGGCTATCGACGCCGTTTCTCTACGTATCGACCGGCTTGTCGGCAACAACGCTTCGCAGGCAATCGACAACTTTAACGAAATTCTTGCTTTTCTGGACGGGCTTAAAGACAGTGATTCGCTGGCCGCATTGCTGGCCGATATCAACGCCCGTATCGGCAGCGAAGACGGTTCACAGAGTGAAGACGGTTCCCTTTGGGGAAAGCTGAAAAGTCTGTCCCAGGATATTAGCAGTTGTTCCGAGGACATAAGCACGTTGCAGGCAGACCGTGACGAAATGAAACAGGAGTTGCAGGAAACTGCCGGGCGTCTGTCTTCCACCTTTACCAATGTAAACAACCTCTTGAACGCCGGCAGCGTTTATAGTGATCTGTCGGGGGTGTTTGCAGCATTGAAAACGGCGGGGAAGATTGACGATGTCCGGAAAAACGGCGTGATCCTTTCTTTCCTCACTGCCGACGGCTGGGTGACGAAACAATTTAAAGGCAATCCGGACACGGATTTTGAGAATGTCGAAAAGTGGGAGGATTTCGGCAGCGGCGGTTCAGGCGGCGGGAATACCTATAATGTAACCGGCAGTGTGCCGCTTACGGAAGGTTTCTATACCCTGGCTTCCGCCATTGCCGCGGTACCGGAGAAGTGGCGCGGCCGGGGGCGTGTCATCACCTTTGAAACATCGCTCGGCAAATGGGAGACGTACCAGTTTACCGGAACCGCCCTGGATGCCGGGGACCAGGAGGCGAGCTGGGAAGAGTTCGGCGGCAAAGGAACGGTAAAGAGCGTAACGGTAAACGGCGAGAAGCAGACGCCGGACGCGGCCGGTAATGTGAATGTAAACGTGGATATCCTGGAAGTGGACGAGACTTTGTCCGCCGATTCCACCAATCCGGTAGAAAACAAGGTAGTAACCGCCCGTTTTAACGAGGTGGACGCTTCCACGCTGTTTAACGTAAATGCGGAGGTAAGCGAGGATGAAACATCCGTCCGTCTGTCTTTCCAGAACAAAAGCGGCGCGGAAATTACCGCCGTGGATATCCCGGCCGGTTCCGGTGGAGGTTCCGGCGAAACGGTGGCTACTAAAATTGTCTTGAATGCGGCTGTAGATAACGCCATAATCAAGGAAGGCGGAAACGCCCGTCTTACTTATACATACGATCACCAATACACCACGGGGGATGAAAAGGGGGAATCTACCGGGCAAAAGGCGGATATCACCGTTACGATCAGGCGTGGAACAACTACCATGTATTCCCAGACGGTCAGCGATGTTTCCAAAGGCAGTTACGAACTGGACCTTTCAAGTTACTTGCTTGTTGGGAATACCGATATTTACGTAGTGGCAACCACAACCGATCCGACTACCGGCAAGAAACAGACCCGACAGGCGTTTACATCCGTGAAGGTTGTCAGCCTTTCCCTTACCAGCTCTTACAATCTGGCCGGGGCCATAGCCGCAGGCGGTTATACCCTGGCCGACACGATTAATATCCCTTATGCCGTGAGCGGTTCCGGAACAAAGGTCGTCACGCTTTATCTGAACGGCCGGCAACAGAACGCGCACACCATTACAAGATCGGGAACGACAAACGGCAGTTTCAGTTTGTCCCCCTCTTCGCTTGTGACCGGCCGGAATACCGTTCAAATGGTTGCCGAAATGGAGGCTTCCGCCGATCTCGTGTTAAAGTCTGAAAGTATCTATATTGATATTCTGAAATCCGGAGGATCGGCACCGTTCATCGGCACGATGATGAGTTTTCCGGACGGCCGTATTTTTACGGAGGACCATCTTGTTCCGCGCTTGGAAGCGGGGCAGTACGAACAGGTAAAATTTGACTTTGTGGCTTATGATCCTGACGCAACGCCGGCTCAAATGGACGTTTACCGGGACGGGGTGAAAACGCAGTCTGTCAGTGTGGCCCGTACTACGCAGACATATACCAACCGTTTTACGGAGCAGGGCGAGATCACTATGAAATTTAAGACGGGGGCCACGGAATACCCGTTTTATATCGACGTAACGGAAAGCGGGATCGACTTGCAGGAAACTACCGCCGGGCTTGTACTGAAACTTTCGGCAGCCGGGCGGAGCAACAGCGAATCCGATCCGGGAGCCTGGGATTATGGCGACATACATACGACATTTTCTGGTTTCGACTGGAGCAGCAACGGCTGGACGGGTGACGCCCTGAAACTTACGGGAGGCGCGAAGATTGAAATCGGGTACCGGCCGTTCTCCACGGATGCAACCACTACCGGGGCTACCTATGAAATGGAAATTCTTTGTTCGTCGGTAACGGACCGGCAGGGGGTGATACTGGACTGTATGGCCGGCGATATCGGTTTCCAGATGACAACGGAGCAGGCCCTTATGCGTGTTTCCGGCGGTACGGAAGTAAGTACGAAGTTTGCAAGTGATATGAACCTGAAAATGGCCTTTATTGTCGGGGCCAAGGCCGGTAAGCGGTTGCTGGAACTTTATGTAAACGGAATCCGTTGCGGAGCGGTGCAGTATGGGGCTACCGAAGGATTACTGCAGGCGGAACCGGTGAACATCCGTTTGTTCAGTGATACGGCGGATGTGGAGATCAGGAATTTCCGTATTTATAACCGTGCGCTTACGGATGATGAAGAATTGAACAATTACATGGTAGACCGGACTACGTCGGACGAAATGGTCCTGTTATTTGAAAAGAATGATGTTACGGGGGACAACGGTACGGATATCGACATAGACAAGTTACGCGCCCAGGGAAAGGCGGTTATGCGAATTGTCGGCGATGTGAACCTTGTCAACGCCACCAATAACAAGAAATTCGAGGTACCGGTCGATATCTATTTTTATAGCCCGCAGGGTAAGGAGTACGATTTTGTAGCAAGGAATGTCGGTCTAAGAATACAGGGTACATCATCCACCACTTATCCGCGTAAGAATTACCGTCTTTATTTCTTGCGCCTGGAAAAATACGGTACCACGCTGGAAGTTAACGGCGTGGATGTGCCGTCCCTTGAATACAGTTTCAAACCGGGAGCACGGCCGATCAGTATATTCTGTTTGAAAGCGGACTTTTCCGATTCTTCCGGTACACATAATACCGGTGCGGTGCGTATTGTGAACGACGTTTGGAAGAGGTGCGGGTGGCTGACACCGCCGCAGGCTGCATATAAGGGGGAATATGACGTACGTATAGGCGTGGACGGTTTCCCTATGGACCTGTTTTATGACAACGACGGCACCGGTGCGAATACTTATCTGGGAAAATACAATTTCAATAATGAGAAGTCGGAAAGTGCGATCATTTACGGTTTTGAAGGAATTGAAGGATTCAACGACGAAGCGGCCCTGAACGGGCAGCGTAACAAATGTATCTGTCTGGAGTTCCTGAACAACTCCGAGGCCCTTTGTCTGTTCGGGACTACCGACATGTCTTCTTTTGATGATGCGCTGGAATTTCGTTTCAAGGCGGACACTACCTGGGCGGATGCACACGAGGACGACAAGGCGGCAGTTACAAGGCTTTGGAACTGGATCGATTCATGTAAGGATGATCCCGCCAAGTTCCTGGCGGAATATAACCAGTATTTCGGTAATGACAGCCCGTTTGCATGGTATCTGATTACCGATTACTTTATGGCTGTGGATAACCGGGCAAAAAACATGATGCTGGCGACTTGGGACTCTCTGATCTGGTATTTCCTTCCTTACGATATGGACACGCTGTTCGGTGTGCGTAATGATTCGGTACTGAAATACGAATATACCATTACCCACGAAAGTTTTGACGATAGTATCGGTAGTTATGCTTTTGCCGGCCATGATTCCGTTTTATGGGAACTGGTACGGTCTTGTCCGGACAAATTGCGTGAAGTGGCGGAAACCTTGCGTAGCAATATGAGCCTTGAATATGTCCTGCAAGTATTTAACGAGGAACAAATGGGCAACTGGTGCGAGCGGATTTATAACAAGGATTCGGAATATAAATATATCCTTCCGCTTACCGAAGGGGTGACAACCGGCAGCGGAACCAGTTATTATAATTATCTGTATGCCTTGCAGGGAAGCCGTTATGCGCACCGTACTTATACCATTCAGAACCGTTTCGCCCTTTTGGATAGTCAGTATGTGGCCGGTACTTACCGTCGTGACAGCTTCGCGGCTTATTTCGGATACAAGTTCGGCAGCGATAACCGGAAAATTCGGATTACGGCCTCCGAACGGTATTATTACGGGTACGGGTACACGTCCGGAACACCGCACCAAAGCGCGGTACTTGCAGAAACGGCCGGGGCTGTGGTGGAACTGACAATGGACACGGATTTAATTGTAAACGATCCGCAATATTTCTACGGTGCAAGCCGTATTCGCGGGCTTGATCTGACGGATGTAGCCCACGCCATTGTCGGCACGTTGAACCTGAACAACTGCACGGCCTTGCGTGAACTGAATGTTAGTTGTGAGGCCGGACAGACGACATTTAACGCCCTTCTGGTGGGTAATTGCCGTAATCTTCGAAAACTCGACATATCCGGACTTAAATCTTCTTCCTTTACCGGTATGGACCTTTCAAGTAATACCAAACTTGAAACCTTCCTGGCCGGTGATACATCCCTTACCGGTGTGACATTTGCCGGCGGTGCGCCTCTGGCCGTTTGCGTCCTTCCCGGAACTTTGCAGACGCTCGAACTCCGGTACCTGAACAAACTAACCAATGCAGGGCTGCAGCTGGAAGGTACGGCAAATATCACGCGCCTTGTGATTGATAACTGTAGCCTGATCGACTGGAACACGTTATTACAGCAATGCAGTGCGACCAGCTATCTACGAATTACCGGTATAGATATGGACGGGAACGGTAATTTGCTTCGCAGGCTTATGACAATGGGCGGCGTTGATGAAGACGGGGGAAACGTGCAGACGTGCCGCCTGGTAGGTACGTACCGGCTCACCCAGTCCATGTCGGATGAAGAGTACGCCGCCACCTGTGCACATTTCCCGGAACTGAATATCATTCAGCCGCAGTTTGTCGGTATAAAAATAGATCAGACGGTAGGAGACGGGGAAAAGATTACGAATCTGGATAACTCTACCGGATATGACTATAATACTGAATTTACCCCGTCTTCCCATATATTGGAAGTGTTGTCGAAAAGACGTTGTATTCTGGCTAAAAAGACGGCGGAGGGTGAAATGACCTGTTACCCGCTTCATGATGAGAACCGAAATAAATACGCGGATAGTGACAGCGTGGAGAACGCCACGGATGCAGTATTAACCGGATCGGAAGGTGAAGTTTACATATATGAGCCTCATTACTGGTACAAGGGAGTAACGGACGTGCTGAATCAGTGCCTTTACGGTTTTATTTCAAGTAATGAGGATGCGCCGGCAGCAGCAGGGTACACCAGTATAAGATTTACCCGCGAGGAACTGGATGTGACGGAAGGGATCGGGATTCGTAAGAATACGGATTACACAACCATTGAAGAGGCGAAGAATGAATACGAATCCGGATCGTTCGCCCTGGTGGACGTCCGGGATTACAAGCAGGTTCGTTTTCCCGGTTTTGCTTCTACTCTTTACGGTGCTGTATTTATAGATGATGCCGGGAAAATAGTAAGTCGGATCAGCGTTTCAAATGCGAACGGTTTTATCAATGGTATGTATCTGTTTTGTGCCGTTCCTGTAGGGGCTACGAAACTGGCCTTTACTTTCCTTAATTCGGCGGCCTTCGATTTCGTTTTACTCACAACATCGGAAAGTGTGGAAGCGATCGAGCCGGACTGGGTAGAGCATACGGAATGCCTGGGCGGTGTTTATGAAGCCTATCTGATTGATGATGTGCTGCGTTCTGTCAGTGGTGTTTCAAGTGTAGGAACTATTTCACAGAGCCAGGCAGTCAAATACGCCCAGAACAGGGGCAAAGGTTTCCAGCTGTTCGACTGGGAGATGCACAAGGATGTGGGTAATCTGCATTTCTTTAAATACGGTAATACCGATTCGCAGGGAGTTTGCGGATATGGAACAAACAATTACCAGAAAGTGACAGGCCTTACAAATGCGCTGGGGATGCGTGATACGGTTTCTTATTATAAGGAAAAGGGCGGTTCCAATCCACAGGCGGAAGGTGCTTACCGGGACGGTGTAAATTATCAGTCCGTCAATGTGCTGGGATATGAGAATTTCCAGGGAAACAAGGCGGAATGGTTGCAGTATGTCACAGTAAACAAGACGGCGGCGGACGGAAGGTGGTTTATTACCATGCCGGACGGAACGGAACGCGTTGTACAGGGAATTACTGTTTATAATGCGGATATTTATCCTACCCACATGGTTTGGGGCCGGTATATGGATTTGATTGCGGCCAAGGAAGGCGGTTCCACTTCCTCTCATTGGTTCGACAGGTTCTATGTGGGTACCGGGCTTTCTCGTGTGGTGTGTCGGTCGAACGACGTCGCGTACGCGTTGGGCGGTGTTTCGTTTGCGAGCGCGAATAGCGATTCATCGAGCACGTTTGCGAGCGTCGGCGTTCGGCTTGCCTTCAGGGGCATCATACGCTGGGCGGGTAGCGTCGCGGCCTTTAAAGCCATAAATCAGGCAGATTAAGATAAAAAATAGCAACGTAAAACGTTGTGCGGGTAGCGCAGGCGTCCGGAAGTAAGACGGGTGCCGGTGCTTCCTGAAAGTACAAAGGCGGATTTCCTCATATACACTCGTGTGGTGTATCGGTCGAACAACAACGCGAACGCGTTAGGCGGTGTTTCGTATGCGAACGCGAATAACGATTCATCGAACACGAATGCGAACATCGGCGTTCGGCTTGCAAACAATTAGGATAAAGAAAAAGCGCATAAGCCTTAAAGATTGGCGTACAACAGTGGGGACGTGTCCCCGGCGTGGAGCCAAGAGGAATGAGCCTCGCCAACAGCAGCCGTTTACGGCTGGAAAGGGGAAAAATAAAGCGCAGGGCAATGGGGTTTGGTAGGAATTTTTTTCGAAGAAGCCCGGCCCGGGGAATTGAAGGCTAATTTAATTATCATGTGGAGAGAAGATAATATTATAGAAGAGATTGTCGAGGACTCCAATATAGAGGACGCCATAAAAACGGTATTGCGCAAAAGAAGACGAAAGCGCAGCTTTGCCGGGCGTAGAATACTGGCGGATGTCCCGAAGGCAGTAGAGAGGATCAGGCAGCGGATCAGGAGTGGGCGGTTCAAGCTCGGAGGATATCGGGAAATGACCGTAGACGACGGGCCGAAGGTAAGGACCGTACAATCGGTTTCCCTGGAGGACAGGATCGTTCTTAACGCTGTTATGAATGTGGTGGACCGGCATTTGAAAGTACGTTTTATCCGGACTACTTCCGCATCCATTAAAAACAGGGGAACGCATGACCTTTTACAGTATATCGTTAAAGATATAAAGGATGATCCCGAAGGAACCCTGTTCGGGTACCAGTTCGATATAACGAAATTCTATGAAAGCGTAGACCAGGACATTTTGCTGGATGCAGTGAAAAAGATGTTCAAGGATAAAATATTAATCGGAATCCTGGAAGAGTGCATCCGCATGATGCCTAAAGGCGTAAGTATCGGGCTAAGATCATCACAGGGGCTTTGTAATTTGCTTCTATCCATTTACCTGGATCACCGGTTAAAGGATCAGGAGGCGGTAGCACATTATTACCGGTATTGTGACGATGGTCTGGTGCTTTCCGGTAGTAAGAAATACCTTTGGAAGGTTAGGGATATCATTCATGAACAGACCCGGAAAGCTCGCCTGGAGATTAAAAGCAATGATACCGTTTTCCCGATCACCGAAGGTATCGACTTTCTGGGATATGTAACCCGCCCGGATCATGTACGGTTAAGGAAGCGTAACAAACAAAAGTTCGCCCGCAAGATGCACAAGATTAAAAGCAAGAAACGTAGGCAGGAGTTAACCGCTTCATTTTACGGGCTTACGAAACATGCCGATTGCAAGAACTTATTTTATAAACTAACAGGAAAGAAAATGAAAAAATTAAAAGATTTGGGCTACAAGTACAAGCCTAAAGACGGACGGAAACGATTTACCGGGACAAGGATCAAGTCGCCCGAACTGATGAACAAAGATGTGATCGTACTTGATTATGAAAAGGATGTGATCGTACTTGATTATGAAAAGGATGTGCCGACGAAAAACGGAAACCGGACTGTTATAAAGCTGGAACTCGACGGCAAGGAGAGAAAGTATTTTACCAGCCTGGAGGA